CGGCCAGACGGAGGTCGCTGTCTTCACAGCTTACGAACCTGAGGAGTAAGAGACCTGGCGGGGGAGAAATCCCTCGCCACCTCTGATGTGTCAGGCATCCTCAACGCACCCGCACTTAACCCGCTTCGGCGTTTTTTCCGTTGATTAACTCTAGTTATTAGAGAACCGAACTTTTATTGATGGGGCAGGGAGATGAAGAAACTTGTTTTAGTCGCAGGTGTAATGATTGCAACAGTAATGTTGGGAGGGTGTGCAGCAAAGGTCGATCCAGCGTTGAAAGCAGAAGCAATGAAGCCACTAACATGTAATGATGAAAAGCAATGTGACTTTTATTGGAAACGAGCGCAATTCTGGTTGGCTAATAATTCCTCATGGAAAATTCAAACGGCGACAGACACGCTAATTTCCACTTATAATCCCTCTCCAAATAGTCCATTCCTCGCTTATCAAGTGAGTAAAATGCCAAATGAAGATGGATCCTCAAGAATTTTCATCAAGCCTTTTTGCGATAATATGTTTGGCTGTCAACCAAACCCCTATCAGGCAGTTGTTTCCTTTAAAAATTTCGTTAAAACAGGGCAGTAGTGTATAGCTTGGCGATAAATTATTAGTGAAAACGCCGTAAACCCTCACCCAATGTGGACTAAGCCTATCAAACATGACTGTGATGATTAGTCCGTAGTTGTTGCCTATGAAATCTGGATTGAGTCAGGGTTTAATCCAATAATTATTCTATCGTTCCTTTACAAGTCCGGTATATTACTTTCAGTTTGTTTTAGCATACCCGCTTCGGCGGGTTTTGTTTTTTCCTGGCATTCTGGTTTACAATTCGCACGCCAGCCTGAACAACTGGCACCTGCTGCGCCAGCAGAGACAACCGATGGCGCACGATACCAAATTACACAATTCTTATGATTCTGCCGTCTTTGCCAGCAGGCACGGGCGGCGTTCCCGCACTTTCAAATCTGACTGGTTCCAGCATGACCCATGCACTGAAGAACAGGCCGAGTGGCTAATTCAGTGCTACCGCAGACACGGATACGAGATTAAGAAAGCCCTCAGCCTCGATTATCGTCACTGGATAATCTACGTCAGACTCCCTTATTCCGAACGCCCACCGCGTCCGTCCCGCACATTCCAGCAACGCATCTGGAGGTAACGTGCGGGTATTACTTCGACCTGTTCTGGTACCGGAACTCGGGCTGGTGATCGTTAAGCCGGGCCGTGAATCCATGCCGGTATTCCACAATACCCGGGTACTGGTGGAGCCGGAACCGAAAAGCATGCGTAATCTGCCGTCCGGGGTCGTTCCTGCCGTTCGCCAGCCGCTGGCGGAGGATAAATCATTACTGCCATTTTTCAGCGACGAACGAGTGATTCGTGCTGCTGGTGGCGCTGGCGCATTGTCTGACTGGTTACTGCGCCATGTTAAATCCTGCCAGTGGCCACACGGCGATTATCACCACAGTGAAACCGTCATTCACCGTTATGGTACCGGCGCAATGGTGTTGTGCTGGCACTGCGACAACCAGCTGCGTGACCAGACATCCGAATCACTCGAGCAACTTGCTCATCAAAACCTGTCAGCATGGATGATTGACGTCATCGGTCACGCAATAAGCGGTACGCAGGAGCGTGAATTATCTCTGGCTGAATTATCCTGGTGGGCGGTCTGCAATCAGGTAGCGGACGCACTACCGGAGGCTGTATTACGCCGCTCACTGGGATTACCGGCGGAGAAAATCCGCTCGCTTTACCGCGAGAGCGACATCATACCGGGAGAACAGACAGCCACCAGCATACTGAAGCAGCGCACAAAAAATTTTGCGCTGTTGCCTCACGCCCACCAGCAACAGAACCCACCACAGGAAAAGACGGTGGTCAGCATTGCCGTTGATCCGGAGTCTCCGGCTCAGTATCTCCAGCGTCAGAAACCACAGCGGGAAGAGATGCCCGTATACACGCGCTGGGTAAAAACGCAGAAATGCATGACGTGTGGCAATCAGGCAGATGATCCGCATCACATTATTGGTCATGGACTGGGAGGGATGGGAACAAAGGCTGACGATTTGTTTGTTATTCCGCTGTGCCGTAAATGTCATAACGAACTGCACGCCGGGGTAAAAGATTTTGAAGAAAAACACGGCAGCCAGCTGTTGTTGCTGATTCGTTTTTTAATGCACGCGAGAAATTCGGGTGTCCTGAAGTGGAAAGCATAAATGACTGAACGCATAGAATTTGTTTTGCCTTACCCGCCAACGGTGAACACCTACTGGCGACGTCGTGGCAGCACATATTTTGTATCAAAAGCCGGTGAGCGTTATCGCCGGGATGTGGCGCTTATTGTTCGCCAGCAGCGGCTGAAATTAAAACTGTCCGGAAGGCTGGCGATAAAGATTATTGCAGAGCCACCGGATAAGCGCCGTCGTGACCTAGACAATATCCTGAAAGCACCACTGGATGCGCTGACGCATGCCGGACTTCTCATAGACGACGAGCAGTTTGATGAAATCAATATTGTGCGCGGTCAGCTCGTTCCGGGTGGGCGGCTGGGGATAAAAATCACAGAACTGGAGTGCGCATGAATAACCAGTATTTACAGTTTGTGCGTGAGCAGCTCATGATCGCCACCGCTGATTTGAGTGGAGCAACAAAAGGTCAGCTTGAAGCCTGGCAGGAGAATGCCATGTTCAATACAGGGCGTTACAGACGTAAAAAAATCCGGTACCGCGATAAGGTCACTGGAAAAATAGTAACGCTGGATAATCCACCGATCCCGGGAAAGCAATCGCTGGCGAAAGGTTCATCAATTGCCCTGGTCAGTCCGGTTGAGTTTTCGACATCATCATGGCGACGCGCCGTTCTGTCTCTTGAAGAACATCATAAAGCCTGGCTGCTGTGGTGTTACAGCGGTAGCATTTGCTGGGAGCATCAGATCGCGATAACGCAGTGGGCGTGGACTGAATTTAATGCTCAATCCGGTACCAGAAAAATTGCAGGAAAAACTCTGGTGCGCCTGAAGACGTTGATCTGGTTGGCGGCGCAGGCGGTAAAAGCTGAGCTTTTTGGTGGGGAAGGTTACGAATACCAGGAACTGGCGTTACTGGTGGGAGTAACAACCAAAAACTGGTCCAAGACATTTACTGGTCACTGGGTTGCAATGAAACACATTTTTCATCGGCTGGATGGTGAAGCTTTATTGTTCGTGGAGGGAACACGTTCAAAACAAAAGGCGGCATTTTCATAGCAAAGTATTGCAAAAGTAGATAAAAAGGCATATATTTTGTGTGAATCTGATATTTTGCCGTTTTTATACGTGATGGCAAAGCTAGTAAAACCCGTGACCGAGCGGGTTTTTTTATCCCCAAAAAAATGGCATAGACATTAAACGTGATGATGATTGTGCCAATACTTTCTCCATCAATGACGCCCCTTGACTGCATGGAATCCAATTTGTTATGTAATATGTGTTGATATTTTTGAGTTGTTAATGGTGTTACTATGGATGACAGTGCTCTGCTCAGAAACTCTTCACTTTTTGTTGCTTATATGGGCTGTCTAGGATGGGGAAGCGCTTATTTCTATGGATGGGGTACTTCATTTTACTATGGCTTTCCATGGTGGGTTGTCGGGGCTGGTGTCGATGATGTAGCACGAAGTTTGTTTTATGCTGTGACAGTTATCGTTATATTCCTTATTGGATGGGGAGTTGGTATTATTTTCTTTTTGGGCATAAAACAAAAGCGCAATATACAAAATTTGAGTTTTATCCGGCTTTTTCTCGCGATATTGCTGCTTTTTATTCCACCTGTTCTGGAGTTTTCGGTAATTCATCAGCATGTTGAGCCAGATGTACTGATTTTCTGCATTCTTGCTGCCTTTACAATCACGCTTTTTGTCAGGTCTGGAAGAAGACTTGTTTCAGTCAAATGTTTTTCGGAAATGTCTTTTATTCGCCATCACCGAATTGAGTTCATGATGGCTGGGTTTATGATTTATTTCTGGGCATTCTCTCTCATTGCCGGTTGGTACAAACCACAGTTTAAGAGGGAATATCAGGCGATCCACTATGAGAATGTATGGTATTACATTATTGCGCGTTATGATGATCGTCTGGTGTTATCGAAATCATACAGGAGTGGGGGTAAGAAATTCGTTATATTTAATAGCGGAAATATTAATGATTTTGAAATTAATACAGTCAGAGTGCGTTAAAATTTCTTGAGTAACAAAGATTTTTACCGCCCGCCATTGAGAGGTTTTTTATGCCAGAAAAATGGTTCGGTACATAAAATGTGCAGGTGGTTATTAATACCGGTCTTTCAGCTTGCTGGCTTTTTCGACAAGAGTTATTGGTATGTCACGTTAACCAATAAAGAGAAAAAGACATGCTAAAACAGCAGGATATGACCGAAACAGCCAGAGTGGTGTTTAATGAATTAAGCGTCACTGAACCGGCAACAGTTGGGGAAATTGCGCAGAATACTTACCTTTCACGCGAACGCTGCCAGTTAATACTGACCCAGCTTGTTATGGCGGGTCTGGCAGATTATCAGTTCGGTTGTTACAGACGCCTTCCTCAGTGAAGGCTTTTTAATTTGTGGTAATGGGCGGCTGGTGGGTGTTAGCGGCACCTGCCAGCCATCTGCTCATGCGTTGGGGTCACAAGCAAACCTCAGGCCCATCTGCTTTGCGCAAAAGCGGTATGAGCCTATCAGAGAAGTGCTTATTGATCTATGGCTAATACTGTAAAAATATCCAGCTATGAGTTAGTCAACGCTGATTGCCTGGAATTTATCCTGACCTTACCGGAAAACTCTGTCGATTTGATAGTCACAGACCCGCCATACTTTAAAGTGAAGCCCGAGGGCTGGGATAACCAGTGGAAGGGGGACGATGATTACCTGAAATGGCTGGACCAGTGTCTTGCACAGTTCTGGCGGGTACTGAAGCCTGCCGGAAGTCTTTACCTGTTCTGTGGCCATCGACTGGCATCAGATATCGAACTCATGATGCGTGAACGTTTTAATGTGTTGAACCACATTATCTGGGCGAAGCCGTCCGGACGCTGGAACGGGTGCAATAAGGAAAGTTTACGGGCATATTTCCCGGCAACAGAGCGCATTCTGTTTGCTGAACATTATCAGGGGCCATACCAGCCAAAAAATGACGGCTATGCAGCAAAGGGGCGCGAGCTTAAACAGCACGTGATGGCCCCGCTGATTTCTTACTTCCGTGATGCGCGTGAATTACTGGGGATAACGTCAAAACAGATAGCTGAAGCCACCGGAAAGAAAAACATGGCTTCGCACTGGTTTGGTACCAGTCAGTGGCAGTTACCGAATGAGGCCGATTACAGTAAACTGCAGGCGTTGTTTGCGCGTGTTGCGGCAGAAAAACACCAGCGCGGTGAACTGGAGCAGCCACCCCACCAGCTGGTCAGCACATACAGCGAACTGAACCGGCAATATGCCAGCCTGCTGGATGAGTACAAATCCCTGCGGCGTTATTTTTCCGTATTGGCTGCCGTTCCGTATACGGATGTCTGGACGCACAAGCCCGTGCAGTATTATCCGGGTAAACATCCCTGTGAAAAACCGGCGGATATGTTGCGTCAGATAATTACTGCCAGCAGCCGTCCAGGCGATTTGGTCGCAGATTTTTTTATGGGGTCGGGGTCGACAATAAAAGCGGCACTGTCGCTGGGACGCAGGGCGATTGGCGTGGAACTGGAAGAGGAACGTTTTAATCAGACGGTCAGAGAAATAACGAAAGATTTTTAATTCAGTGATGATATAAGTTGTATATTTCTGATACAGATGTATACACATATTTAAAACTGAACACCAAATATATTTTTGATGTCTGAAAAACTGTCGTTAGTATTCTGACTGGTCCGGAAGACGGTTATTTTTGTGTTCACAGGGGCGTTACTATCGTCTGAAGGACCAGTGCTGGCTTTCCTGGTAATTCGTGTGATTCCGGAAGCCAGTACAGTATGCGGGTATCGTATAATGGCTATTACCTCAGCTTTCCAGGCTGATGATGTGGGTTCGATTCTCGCCACCCGCTCTCCAGTAAAACTGATGAGTCATAGCTTTATTATCAGCACTGGCGAATTTTCGTGAAGAACAGACCTGGCAGGTGGATTTGTTGTTCTTCATTCTGTAGACCTGACCGCCTACAGTTTCAGTGCTTTTTTTGTAGTCATCCCTGCATGTTGCAGGGATGAGGTGATACCAGAATGCGTCGTTGTCTGTTTCCGGGCCTACGATTTGCCAGTTTGCACAGCAGGCTGACGGCGCATTCTTATAACATCTATACAAGTAAACTCTGTTTCATCATTACATTGCGTTAGCCCGCCTTATGTGTGGGCATTTTTTTTTACCTATGCATATGGCTCGCTGCGGCGGGCCTTTTTCATATCCGCGCCACGCCTGGCGCACATCACATCAGATAGCGCCACACAAAAGGTATCTGCGGGTGCCTTTGACGGGGTGTTTTTTTACGGGCCGACAGAGGCCCTTTTTTATTTACAGGAGAAAAACGTATGTCTGAACCCTTGTCCGGTTCCGGCACGGCTGCGGCGCTCGGCGGGGCGACAGTATTCGGGCTGTTTACCGGAACGGATTTCGGGATTGTGTTTGGTGCATTCGCAGGGGCGCTGTTTGTGGCCACGATACCACAGCAGATTTCTGTCTGGCGTGTGGCAGCGCATTTTCTGGTGTCGTTCATTGTTGGCGTGCTGGGGGCGGATGTGATGGCGTCTTACCTGGTTGAAAAACTGAATCTCCACAGCACATCTCTCGACGCGCTTTGCGCGGTACTGGTATCGGTGGTGTCGGTGAAGATTCTCTCATTCATCCACCAGCAGGATATCGCATCGCTGGTATCCGGGCTGTTCTCCCGTCTGCGGGGGGGAGGCGGTAATGTTAAGTAACCTTCCCGGATTACTGAATGTGGTGTTAAGCACGGTTATCGTGCTGACGCTCTTTTTTTATCGTCGTGGTGAGTCGAGACATAAACCGCTGATGTCGTGGCTGGCCTGGCTGCTGATGCTGCTTTATGCCTTTGCGCCGCTTTGTTATCTGTGTGGTCGCTTTCCACCCGGTAACTGGCTGGTCGTCCTGATTAACCTGGTGTTCTGCGTGCTGGTGATACGAGCACGCGGGAACGTATCAAAAATCCTTTCATTACGGAGGTGAGTATGCCCGGTAAATTCAGATTCAGTCGTCGAAGTGAGAAAAATCTGGAGGGCGTCAAACCACAGCTGGTTGCTGTTGTTCGCCGTGCGCTGGAGCTGACGGAGGTTGATTTCGGTATTACGGAAGGCCTGCGCAGTAAGTATCGCCAGAAGCAGCTGGTCGCGGAAGGGAAAAGCCAGACCATGAACAGCCGCCACCTGACCGGTGATGCGGTGGATGTTGTTGCCTACGTTGGCAGCCAGGTGTCATGGGACTGGCCTCTGTACGAGAAAATCGCGCAGGCATTTAAGCAGGCTGGCGCAGAGTTGGGAATCGCCATCGAATGGGGCGGGGACTGGAAAACGCTGAAAGACGGGCCTCACTTTCAGTTGAAGCGCTAATAACCAGGTGGTTTATGAGCCGAAAACACTGGACACACAGAATGCCGCGAACGGCGGCGAAATGGGCACTGGTAGCGATACTGGTGTCGTTTTTCCTGGTGGGATGCGTTAGCCTGGATAAGGTGCGCCAGCTTTTCGATACGGCCTCGCAGGTCTGCGAAATTGTCGAAAGTGCCAGGCAGTGTATGCAGAACTGATCGCCTGTAAGAGCAGAATATTGTTGAATCTAAATTTACTTTGAACAGTGGCCCGGATGGAAAGGGCATCTAAATAGGAGCAGAAAAATGTTAACTGTAAAAGTCATGTCTCAAAATGGTGGGGAAGAGATCCATTGCGGGCGTAGCATTGGCTATCATCCAGAGCAGCGGAGTATTGCCGTATCGGGAAAGGATGGGAAAGTCATTCTGAAAGATGGAGATATTGCTTATGTAATGAACCAAAACGCTCAAATAATATCTGTTTATCAGCCCAATAATAGTCAGAAAAACATTTGAATTTCGCAAGGCCAAAGTTCAGTGGTGATCGTTATCAACTAATTGAAATAACAAGCTTATGTTTGTGTAATTGGTGATATAGCATGTTAATGCTGAATATCAGCGTCAACATGGAGTTATACAATGGTTTTTAAACACTATTACGTGAACAAAAATGCTCAGAGCAATGGCGATCATGAGGTGCATGCTGAGGAATGTTCATATCTTCCTGCTGTAGCTAACCGCGATTACCTTGGTTACTATAGTGATTGTTCTTCGGCGGTAACAGAGGCAAAGGCCAAAGGATATTCCCGGGTGAATGGTTGCTATTGGTGTGCCAATAAGTGCCACACGTCTTAATCAATTGTCAATAAACCATAAAGGCCGCTCTGCGGCCTTTTTCATGTTAAAAAAGATTGCGGCATTACAGCAGCCCTTCACACTGAGGGGCTGCGATAATGTGAGAAATAAAAAACCGGTCACAGGGAGCAGCTACACAGAACCGGCTGGCGAAGACCGCCAATACCACCCATGCTTCAGTAAAACATACATATGACATTAGCTGGTATTGATGTAAATGCAATGTTATGCATCGACGAAAATAAAAAACCGGCAGGGGAAATCCATTGAAGATTTGCCGGTGGCAAAAGAGGGCCATGTTTTTAACCTTAGTCGCAGAGTTACGGAGTGCAACTACGAATGCTGCCGGTATATGGCTGAATGGCGTTTCAATGATGTACGTCATCTTATCTGTAAATGTTAATGATAAACGCTCTCATTTGTGCGGGTCCTTCCGGTGGGGTGGTCTGCCACGGGGCGGCAGCGGCGCGGAAAACGGCTAGTTTTTGCATTTTCATGGTGGCGGCAGCATGTGATGTAATTTATTGATAATTAAAAGCTATTTCCATTTTCACCTGTACAATATTTTTTTCTCCCTGTCATTAGACCAGTTTGCAATTCATTGAAATATATAAATAAACCTGATTTTCACCTGCCAGATGGAGTTGCTTATGTCAAATGTGAGCGGGATCGGTGATGCTTATTACTGGAGTGTTTTTAAAATCGCCGAGGCCTTTGGGCTTCACCGGGACACAGTAAAAAAACGGCTCCTCGCGGCCAACACTCCTGTGGCTGCGACTGTCAGGGGGAACCCCGTTTACGCCCTGCAGCATGTCGGGCCTGCCCTGTTTAGTGTGAAGCATGAGGCAGCAGACTCTGTTCATGATCCATCCCGTATGGAGCCGAAAGAGAGAAAGGACTGGTACCAGTCTGAAAATGAAAGGATCAAGCTGGAAAAGGAGCAGCGAAAACTCATCCCCGTTGATGAAGTAGTCATCGTCTATTCGTCCATGAGAAAGGCTGTCGTCCAGGTTCTGGAGACAATTCCGGATGTTCTTGAACGCGATTGCGCCCTGACTCCTCAGGCCGTCGGCGTTGTACAGCAGGCCATTGATGACCTGCGATACACTCTTCAGGAAAAATCCTACGAGGCTTGTGCTGCTGAATTAATTCCTGATGAGGAAGGAGAGAGTCTCCAGGAGGAATAATGGGTTTTTCATCAGCCCGAAATTTGGGAAGGGACATATCGGCAGGATTTTCCCCACCACGTCGCATGCCGATTTCGGAAGCTGTTAAAAAATTCATGCGTGTTCCCAAGGGGGCTGGTAACTCGGTGCCATGGGATCCTGAACTGACACCCTACATCATTGAGCCCATGAACTGCCTGGCATCGCGTGAATACGATGCGGTGATTTTTGTTGGTCCTGCGCGAACAGGGAAGACCATTGGTCTGATCGATGGATGGATTGTCTATACCATCGTTTGCGATCCTTCGGACATGCTCGTTGTGCAGATGACCGAAGATAAGGCCCGCGAGCATTCTAAAAAGCGCCTCGACAGAACGTTCAGAAGCAGTGCGGCGGTAAAGAAAAGAATGAGTCCACGTCGTAACGACAATAATGTCCATGATAAGACGTTCAGGGATGGCTCGTTCCTTAAAATTGGTTGGCCCTCGGTCAACATTATGTCGTCGTCGGATTACCGGTTTGTCGCCTTAACCGATTACGACCGTTTTCCGGAGAATATCGACAGCGAGGGTGATGGTTTCTCCCTGGCCTCAAAACGTACCACCACATTTATGTCCGCCGGGATGACTCTGGTGGAGAGCTCGCCGGGACGTGACATCTGCGACAGCAAATGGCGACGTAAGTCGCCTCATGAAGCGCCACCGACGACTGGTATTCTTTCCCTTTACAATCGTGGTGACCGCCGCCGCTGGTACTGGCCATGTCCGCACTGCGGTGAATATTTTCAGCCAGCCATGGATGCCATGACCGGCTACCGTAATGAACCGGATCCCTTTAAAGCCAGTGAGGCGGCGTATCTACTTTGCCCGCACTGCAGCGGCATTATCACTGCGGAGAAAAAGCGTGAGCTCAATAGTGCAGGAGTCTGGTTGCGTGAAGGTCAGGTCATTGATCGTAACGGCAACGTTTCCGGTGAACCGCGCCGCTCCCGTATCGCCAGTTTCTGGATGGAAGGGCCAGCTGCTGCGTATCAGACCTGGGCGCAACTGGTTTACAAATTACTGACTGCAGAACAGGAGTATGAAGCGACAGGAAGCGAAGAAACACTCAGGGCGGTTATCAACACCGACTGGGGATTGCCTTATCTTCCTCGTGCCAGCATGGAGCAACGAAAAAGTGAACTGCTTGAGCAGCGGGCAGAGCCAGTTCCTTCCCGCAGTGTGCCGGATGGCGTTAA